ATGCCACTCACAGATACCCGCGTTAAAAACGCCCGCCCACAGGATAAGCCCTACACATTACAGGATGGTCAGGGGCTTTACCTCGAAGTCAGACCCACCGGCGCAAAATACTGGCGCTACCGGTACTGGCTCACTCCCACCAAAGATGGTCGATATACTATCGGCGAATATCCTTCCGTTTCCCTTTCCGATGCGCGCCGCGAGCGCGAATGGGCCCGCGAGCAGGTTAAGCGCGGACTTAACCCCACAGACGTTAAAAAACAGCAACGCCAGCGCGCCGAAATCGAATCGGCCAATACGTTCGAACTTGTGGCTAAAGAGTGGATTGAGAAGAAGCGTCCTACCTGGACGAAAGGAACCTGTGAGCAGGTAGAAAACTTTCTAGCGATAAACTGCTATCCGGCATTCGGTAACAAACCAATCCGCGATATCACTGCGCATGAAATTCTTGCGGTGTTAAAAAAGATGGAGAGCCGCGGATCGACGTCTTCCGCGTTAAAAGTGCGGCAATGGTGCTCGGCAATTTTTTGTTATGCGGTTGCCACGCTTCGCGCCGACTCTGATCCGGCCGCCGCCCTGAAAGGAGCAATTATTCCGCCGAAAACTGAAAATTCCCGTTGCCTGACTGGTGACGAGCTGCGCAAATATTTTGCTGCAGCGGAAAGTTACACCGGCCACACACAGACGAAATTATGTTTACAGTTGTTACCATTCTTTTTTGTGCGCCAGGGGGAGCTGCGCGGGGCGGTGTGGACAGAAATAGACTGGGACCAGAATCTGTGGGTGATCCCGGCTGAGCGAATGAAGATGAGCCGCCCACACTCAGTTCCGCTGACTCCTTACACCCGATCTCTACTGGAGAGGGCGAAAGCGCTGGCCGGAGATAATCCGCTTATCCTTCCCGGTGTGAAGAATCCCCGTGCGCCACTGGCCGACAGCACCATTAACCGAGCTATCGTTTACCTGGGGTTTGCAGCGAAGCACATTACAAGTCATGATTTCCGTGCCACCGCGTCAACCACGCTATACGAAATGGGATTCCGGCGTGAGGTTATAGAAAAGCAACTGGCGCATGCCGAAGCTAACCGTGTCGTTGCCGCCTATAACCACGCCGAGTATCTGCCAGAACGGCGAGAGATGATGCTCGCCTACGAGTCCTGGCTTCGAGGTTTTATGCCTGGCTCTGGCTCTTGATTCGCTCGATGTATGGCACGATAGACGATTCAGGCCACTTTGAACGCGGCCCATCCTTCAGAGGGCGCGGTAGCTCCCCGCAACTCACCTTTCGGTAAAGCGTGGCGCGAGACATGCTGAGAACGTCGCATACAGCCTTTACGCTTAATAATTTTTCCATTGATGCTCTCCACTGGCCCCATCCGGGGCCGTTTGATATTTCGTTATCAGCTGTCACGGCGCCATGCGAATGGCAACGGTTCAGGCAAAATCCACAGGTGGCGCATATTCGCCACGTTCACCACATCCCGCTCGGCGGGGTAAACCTCGACCGCATCCCGGTCTGCATAACCCACTGCGTTTTTGATTTCCTGCAGTGCGTCCCAGGTGATGCCATCCTTCCAGCGCCCGTTCATTCCCATACCGGTTGTGTTAACGGACAGGCGGATCACGTCTTCCTCTTCCCGGAATTCCTGCACCAGAAAATATGAGTTGGCCCATACATGGGTGCGTTTCGGGTCGTGGAGCTTTTTCGGCCACTGCGATTCCGGCACCTCTTTTAAAACCCCAATCAGTTTTGCTGACATACGACACCCTCCCCTGGTAGTTTTTTCATCCCTTCAGTCAGAGCGCTTTCGAGTCTGGACAGAACCTGGCGAAGCCGCTTAACTTCTTCGTCACCAGCTAGGCGACGAGTCGCGTCCCAAACGGCTCTGGTGAGATTGTGAATCGTGGTGTCCGGTGGGAGACCTAGTGTTTTAGCTAAATATCTTTGAGCCTCATTAAGGGAATCTTGTGCCTGGCTATATCTCTGGCGACGCCTTTCTGCCTCTTCCCGGCTTTCTTCCTGAATTTTATTTCTGCGGTTTTCCAGTTCGACCACTGAGCGCTCAAGATTTTCACGGGCTCTATATGCGCGGCATACTAGTTCCGCGATATCGTTGCCATGTCTTTTCATCAAAGTCTGGTCGATGAAATATGTGTTAAGTACACGACTTTTAATTTGTGTACGCTCAGCCTGACGAGTCATTCCATCCATCAAAAGTTTCATCCAGGCATCGCGCGGCAGGTTGTCAACCTGACGCATTGTTGGGCCTTTAAGCGTGTGCCAACCGGTGTCCTTGCGAATCATCAAACCGCATCCATCCGGGATGTCGCCTTTCTTCAACAGTCCTTCCGGTACCGCAAACACAACACCGCCTGCGTATTTGAAATATTTGGTGTACTTCCCGACGGTAACGTCTGCGCGAAAGTCACTGATGCTAACTTTCACCTCATATACGATCGGGCAAAATTTGCTGTAGCTGTGAGCCATTGCGTAAACGTCAGGTCGGCATGTACCTGCTGGACCGAGTTGCATATCTTCCCAGCAAATACGTGCTGTATTGCGGCGAAGGTGTTCAGCTAGGTCGTGAGCAAGCTCGTCGTGTCCCCATTTTTTGGTTGTCATGATTCCACTCCATATCTACCATTCATTCGCCCAATGACGCTGATAAACTCGACCAGCCCCACGCCCAGCGGCGCTATCTTCTGGTGATGCTTTTTGAGGATCGGCTTAACCACAGTGTCCCATTTTGGTTTTGGCCTGGCGCTCATCGCCTTACGTACCTCTTCGGTGCATTTGCGGGCCTGAGCGCGTACTGCGTTTTCCTGTTCTGGCGTCATGCTGCACACTCCTCTTCCAGGAACTCCGCACCGATCCGCACCAGTTCTGTTTTGGCGATTGTGGTGAACATCCCGCGAGGCCTGATAAACGGACGCCAGATTAAAAACATCGATCCCTTTGGGTTAGAGTTGCGCTTACCTTCGCGGCTTACCGGACGAAACTGGATGCGCCCGCCGGTCACAAGGCGAATTTCATCGACGCTATCCATCGCCCGGCTGAACCATCCAGTTGATACGTCTGCCGGAACCAGCATCACCACGGGCTGCCCCTGACGGCGGCACTGTTCTTCCGCCTTCTCAACCCACGGAGAGATATCGGAATAGGGCGGGTTAACCCAGACAGCGCCATCGCTAATCCAGTCGCAGATCAGGGCGTTGTCCTGTTCAGTCAGGAAGCTGGCACACTTTGCGTTAACGCTGTCAGCCGCCGCATCGAGCTGGAAGGCAAATTCAAGGTGCAGCGCGGTGAAAATTTCTGCCGGGGTACACCACAGGTCGCGTTCTGCGGCCGGCGTTGTTGAACCGCTATAGTCAGTCATGCTTTACGCTCCGGGTCGAATTTCGGCCAGTTATTACGCATCTGGTTGTGCTCCAGACGGCGCGCTCGGATTACTTCAGGGTGCCACCCGGTTAACTGCTCAATCTCTGCATTGGTATGGCGCCAGAACATCGCCATATACTCAGTCGTCCAGGGCTGATTCATCGCGTCCCCCACTGTTCGCCAAAAGTGAAACCAATCTCCGCCAGCGCTACGTCCATCTTTTCAATGAATTCCGGTACCATTTCGTCAAAGTCGGCCATGTACTTATCGTCGCGCTCAACCACGACGTAATGCATACCTTCCCGCTTCATGCGCGGATCGTAGTTAGCAAAGAACCAGGCATTCTTTCCCGTAACCCACATGCTGTACTGCACCTGCGCCATGTATGCCGACTTGATGGCATCAAACCCGCCCAGGCGGAACTTCATGAAGTCGCGTGACGTAAAAGGACATTTCAGTTCCAGACCAAAATCATTACTGCACAGTCCATCCGGTGAGCAGGCAGTACGTAACGTTTCATCCCGATACAGGATCGGCGCTTCAGTTACCTCTACCGACGCAGTGAACTCAAACAGTGCTCTGGCGTCCCCTTCAAACTGCTTGCCCCACGCCAGCGCTTTGGCGTTCACTTCCGGCGCTACGCCTGTGCATACTTCTGCAAGCAGGGTGTGAAAGTAGGACATCTTCATGTCAGTCCACTTAGTACCTGAGCGCGGTTTGCTGATCACGTTGTGTACCTCGGAGGCAGTGATCACGCCAAGACGCAGGCGGAGCCATGCTTCATCGCCCTGCTGGATTGACCGGACATCAATGCCGGTCTTTGCCAGAATGATTTCACTATTCATGCGGCTGCCTTTTGTTTGAGGAAGCCAAGGGCCTTAACCGCTTCCTGTTGAGTCAGGTCTGATGCTTCACGGATTTCACGACGGAATATCTTCGAACACAGAGGCAACAGGTCTTCGTCCCACGTTTTATTAAGTGAAAGCAGCATGTCGTTGATTGACTGAAGTGTTTCGGTGGTCGCAGGGGTTACGTCACGCTCGATCTGCTGCGCCTGGGCGTTGAAGTTAATACCTTCTTCGCCTTCGGTATTAACGTGGTCAATCGCAGCATCCAGGCGCTCACGACGCGGCCAGTATTTAGCTGACTGCTTAACGACCGTTTTGAGGATCATCTGCTCCTCATCGGTAACCCACGGGCATTTTTTGCTGCTGTCCTGCTTGTACTTCTTCCATGCTTCAGAGCGATCGCGGATGCCGTATATGTCGGCGATGCGCATGGTGTGCGTCAGGTAATCACCGTCGTCTGTTTTGGTAACGACATAAGCACCGACAATCTCGCCGCGCTGTTCAGCGGTATCAAAGTCGTTGTATACATGCACCGGAGGCTTATCGAGACCCTCACGACGGAACTGGTCGTTCTTGCGAACGATTGCTGACTGGCACCACTTGATTGCGCCGGACTGCTGGGCAATGTGCATCAGGCCCATGTAGCTGATGTCCAGACAAATGGCACCTTTGCGCGGCACCAGGTAAGCCAGTTTCTGCGCCGGGTTCAGCGATATGCCGATCGCCGCCACGTTCATTACCGCGCTGCGGGTACTGACCGGGTTAGCCACTGCAATCTTCGCCAGGTAGTCGTTGTTGGCAAAAATCTGCATCGCAAACTCGGACTCACGCTTGAAGTTGAGCGACGGTTCAGAGCGAGCCTGCTCAAATTCTCCCTTCAGGGGGTTAATCAGGCCGTACACCTGATCGATTAGCATTGCGGCCATTACGCCCTCCGTAACTCGATGTTGATATCAACCTGCTTTGCCGCCAGTTCCTCGGCTGCATAGCGCAGAAATTCATTGGCCTTTTCCTGGAATGAATCGTCATTCAACAGTTCGGTGATCGCCTTGTTGTCGGCGCTGGAGCCAGCGAACATTTCGCGGAAATAGCTAAAACGGAATTTAGCTTCGAACTCATCAGCCAGTTCGGACTCTTCTTCTTCGCGAGCAACCTGGGCGTAATGGTTAACCCAGGCTGCACCATCAATTCGGTCATGCGTGAGATATGCAGCCATAAGAACCTCAGTACTTAATTGAGATGTTGCGGACGTTGCCTGTGACGATCGCTTTGATGCACAACTCGGCGATGTCGTCCGGGATGCCCTGGGCAACAAGATCGGCTTTAGCCTGGAGATTGATAACGCGGCGATGCTCTTTGTCTGCTGCGCGCTTAGCTTCTTCGTCAGCGATGCGTTTAGCTTCCGCCTGACGATCCGCTTCCGCTTCTTCCTGACGACGGCGCTCGTCGGCAATGGCTTCCTGCTTATCGCGTTCTGCCCGCTCTGCTGCTTCTTTCTTTTCGCGCTCAGCGCGCTGCTGGGTTTCAATGCGTTCACGCTCTGCACGTTCGGCTGCGGCCTTCAGTTCCGCTTCACGGCGGGCAGCTTCTTCGCGATCACGTTGGGCTGCCGCTTCGGCGTCGCGTCGCGCCTGTTCTGCTGCCTGGCGTTTCAATTCTTCTTCGTGAGCAATGCGCTTACGCTCGGCTTCGGCGCGCGCTTCTTCGCGCTCCCTGTCGTGCTTTTCGTTCATCATCAGCGCCATTTCATGATCTGATTCGATGCGAGCCGCAAACTGGCGGTCGAAGTCAGCATTCATTTCCAGTGCTTCTTCGTGCCAAGCGTTCATCTGGTTTTCGGCGGCGATACGTTCCTGCTCTGCTTCCCACTCGGTAAGCGGGCGGCGCACTTCATCACGCAACTCGTCGCATGCAGTCACGAAACGGCGTAGCTCTGCTTCTGCGGGCTTCACGGCTTCTTTCAGGTGGCGTAGATAATCACGACCAGGTTTCTCGATCGCCGTCTTGCTGCGGGATACCAGAGCGGAAAGTGACGCGACACGGGCGCGGCCTTTCGCAGTGGACAGGTCCGGCACTTCGTTAACTTCAGCGCGAATTTGATCAAGGAACTTTTCCAGGCCATTCGGCACATAAAGCACTGGCGCCTGCTCCGGTTTAATTTCGATAACTGATAATTCCGTCATAGCCATCTCCCATATTTGGTTTGTGGACATCCCGGCAATGTGTGATCTGCCTGTGTCGGTAATTTGGTTTTGCCCGAAGTGGGGCGTTAGAACTTCGCTACCTGTTCAGCCGGGATTTCTCCGTTACGGACAATCCCTTCAACCGGCCAGCACTCGCCAGCCACCTGCTGCTCGGTCGCAGCTGCTTCACATAACTGTTGGCTTTCGTATACGCCCAGCACCATGTCCTGATATTCACCGCTGGTTGTCGCTACGGTCAGGACTAAAGCGAATAAGGTTCCCATCAATGAAGAGTCCTCCCGGATGCCTGGCGGTACTGTTCAACCGCCTCTTTCCACATGCGCTCATCTTCCAGGAACAGGGCAATAACGATTTTGTTCTGGGCGGCGCGCACCTTGTTAAGGTCAGAAACCTGCGATTCGACTACATGGCCCAGGCCAGCGATGATCATCTGCTCGCGATTCAGGACGACTGATTCACGCGGGCGCTCCACTGACGTCAGGCGCCACAAACTACCGTTAGCTATAGGGACAGCTTTGTACTGCTTGTTGTTGTGGGTAACTTCCATCTCATCCTCTGCCTTTATCGCCAGGCTGGCGGAACGTTGCTGATTACTCCGCGCATTGAATGGTCTTCGTCGGTGGCGCCAGACGCTGATCTTCTGGTTGCCGTCGGCGCGGCTGCAGATTCACCACCACGAAGACCACTGTTTGCTGATGAGGTAAGAATACAGATAAAACTGTAATTACGTCAACAGACAAAACTGTATTTGGTTTGTCGTTTGACATAAATAACTGTATTTGTTGATGATTTATTTTTATTCAGGCGAAAAAAAACCGACGTAAGTCGGTTTCATTGTTGTGTGGCGGGGTTAGCGTTTTCTTCGGTAAATGCGGTGTTCAATCATCACACCGATGATTGTTAGAGGTTGATTTTCACTATTTATAACTGGGTAGTCGTCATTAAGCGGTACCAATTCAAAGTGCTGACACCCTTTCATGTCAGTGTATGTCGGACGATACTTTTTGAAAGTAGCTTGCTCGCCGCCATTCTTAGCTACAACGAACTCACCAGGCGTTGGCTCAACTTCTGGATCAACGATAATAACATCGCCAGCCTTGAAATCCGGCTCCATAGAGTCTCCCTCAATGCGCAACGCGAATGAGAATTCAGAGATATCAAGGTCTGTAAGGATGTATTCGAGGCTTCCATCAAAAGCTTCGATAGGACTTTTCTCTGCCAAGGCTCCTGCCTGTACATAGCTAATCAACGGAACTCTCCTGCTGTTCACCTCTGCCAGCGGCATGAATGCACCGCCGTTCATTAGCCATTCTGGATCGCATTTAAGCGCCTTGGCTATCCCAATGATATTACGTGGCTTTAGCGTTTTCCCATCTTCAATGCTTTGCCAGGACTGCTGTCGTATCCCGGCCAACTCTGCGGCTTCTGTCTGGGTTAGCCCTAAATCAATTCGTTTTTGTTTTACGCGATCTGCAAGGCTCATAAATCCCTCTCTTGGTATGCCTTGATAGTCACAGTTAAAACTGTATTTGACAAACAGAAATAACTGTCAGAGAATACAGATAAAACTGTGGAGGTAATATGGAAACAATTTCAAACCGCCTCAAACAAAAACGAGAGGAAATGAATCTATCCCAAGCTCAGTTAGCTGAACTTGTTGGTATGAAACAGCAGTCTCTTCAGGCCATTGAAGCCGGAGTGACTAAGCGCCCCCGTTTTTTGATTGAGTTGGCCAGGGTACTTAAATGCGACCCGTACTGGCTTCTGTATGGCGATATTCACGCCAAATCACATTAACCACGCCGCCTAACCCGGCGGCACAACACAACGAGGACTTTCGCAGATGGAGAGCTCAATTTCACGCAAGTTAGAGCCGCCAGTTATCAGGCCGGTTGAAATGGAAAGTTTGATTCTCAACCGCCTTGCACTGATCGGTCAGCGGCCTGTTGCAGAGGCCAGTGAGCTGGATGAATCAACAATCAGCAGATGGAAAGGTAAGGGGTGCCATATTGAGCAGTTTTGTCGGTTCCTGAACGCGCTGGGTATTCAGCTTGCACCCCCAGAAGCTGTTCTGGTTCGCCGTGATTATCTCTTCGCCATGGAAACACTGGCGGAAATGGGGATGAAAGCTGAACGGGTGCGGCCTGAACCGCTGGGATGGGACTGAATGGTTATCACAGAAAAGGCGAAAGCCGCGGTGCACGAACACCAACGGCTTTCAGTGCGAATTAACTGGATCAATTCACAGGAATAATTATGACAACACTTTCCCAGTTGTACAACCAGAAGGAAAAGAACGGGTCTGACACCACGACACGCAAGACGTTTCTGGTGCCGTTAGCTGAGTTGTATGTGGAGCCTGGCTTTAACGTGCGTGAAATCGACCAGGAGCATGTGATCGAGTTTCGCGATGCGTTTATCGCAGGCGAACTAATCCCGCCCCTGGCTGTTCAGGTTACCGAGCAGGGCGTCAGGATTGTTGACGGGCATCACCGCTATTACGGCGCGCTGGCCGCTCAGCAATCCGGTACCGAAATCCCTCGCCTTGAGTGCAAGGACTTCATTGGTACTGAAGCCGATCGTATCGCGTTCATGGTCACGAGTAGCCAGGGAAAACCCCTGACGGCGCTCGAACGTGCAGCAGCCTATCAGCGCCTGATTAATCAGGGGTGGGAGCCAGCAGAGATTGCGAAAAAGGTTAAACGGTCTCTTTCTGACGTGGATCACCACCTGCAACTTCTGACCTGTGGTGACGGGCTGATCGAGATGGTTCGCGCCGGAGAAGTATCGCCGACTACCGCTGTCGCTTTATCACGCGAGCATGGCGCTCAGGCGGCTTCTGTAGCCGTTCGCCAGATGGATAAGGTTAAGGCTTCAGGTAAGTCAAAACTAACCCGTAGCGCCGCGTTACCGCAGTTCAGCGCCCTAAAAGCCCGCCAGTTTATCCAGCTCATTTCCGATCATGACGGTATCGACCTGCCGGAAGAAGCCCGCGCCATTCTGGAAGATTACCGCGCATTTCTGAACGACGCTGGCTGGGAGAGTGAGTCATGAACACCGCAGAAATTCTTAAGTTCCCCGGCAACCCGCCGGACCAATTCAGGAGCAACAGGATGGACAACCAGAAATCTGGTTACATCCCGTTGTACCGGAGCATCCTCAAGCAGCCCTGGGCGAAGGATGTTTATCTTCGCACCCTTTGGGAAAACCTGCTTCTTGGTGCCGCCAGAAAGCCGTTTACAGCCTCGTTTAAGGGTCATGAGTGGCATCTGCAACCCGGTCAACTGGTTGTGACTGCGGCTGATTTAGGCCTTCAGCTTTGCGACCGAAAAGGGAATCCGGCGAGTCGCGATCAGGTAGAGCGCATGCTTCAGGTTTTTGTCCGTGAAGAGATGATTTCTATCGATGGTGAGAAGCAAAAAGGTCGTGTGATAACCATCACAAATTATGCCGAATATGCTCAAAAAATGGACAATTTACCCGCACATGGAGCCGCACATGATGGCGCACATGGAGCCGCACATGACGAAGCCAGTAACGGCGCGGGTTTGAAGGTGGTAGCCGCACATGATGGCGCACATGGAGCCGCACAAACAACCGCACAACATGAACAAGAAGGTAATAACAAGAATAAAAACATTAAAAGATCTACGTTTCGGAATTCTGTCGAATCCCGTAACGACGCCACTGAAAAATTTCTCTCTCGTCACCCTGAAGCTGCTGACGGAATTTACACCCCGTCAGGGAAGTCATGGGGTACCGCTGACGACCTGAAAGCAGCTCGCTGGATTTACTCACAGCTGCTGACGGTCAACGCCAGCCTGTCCGAACCGAAGTGGGCTGAATGGTCCAACACAATCCGCCTGATGCGTGTACAGGACCACCGCACGCATTACGAAATCTGCGACCTGCTGAAATGGGCGAGCAAAGACGATTTCTGGGGCGAGAACATCATGAGCCCGTCCGGCCTTCGCAAGCAGTGGGATCGCCTGACTGCCAAGCGTGCTCGTAAATCAGGCAGCGCTAAACCGAGTGCAACTGAACTCGACTTCGACAATACCGACTGGGCGGAGGGTCTGCTGCCATGAAAAACATTGGTACTGAGATGCGCAATCTTGATCGCCAGGAAATGCGTCGTATTGCGCTGGGTATGCCTGACCAGGAATCTGCGTCACGCCAGGAGCATGCCGCCGAGGTATTCAACGCATTGTTTCGCCAGCTGCGCGCCGCGTTCCCGGCCAGCATGTCCGTTTTTAAAACCCAGGCTGATATCGACGAATTCCGTCGCCAGTGGCTGCTGGCATTTGCGGAAAACGGGATCACCAGTCTTGCCCAGGTTGACGCAGGTATGCGCATTGCCCGCCAGCAGGAAAAACCGTTTTTGCCGTCTCCGGGTCAGTTTGTCGCCTGGTGCCGCGAAGGCGCATGCAGTTTTGGGGTCACTGGCGATGACGTGCTGAAAGAATACTGGCAATGGCGCAAAGACGTTTTCCGCTATGCATGCAGCGAGGAATTCCCGTGGTCACAGCCTGTCATGTATCACATTTGCCTGGAACTGCGGCGCCGCAGCACCGACGGGCAACTGAGCGAAAAAGAACTGGCGCGTGAAGCGCACGACCAACTGGCTATGTGGGAAAAGCGCAAAGGTGAGGGCAAACCTGTTCCTCCGATTCGCCGCGCTATCGCTGCACCCAAGACCCAGCAGGGACCGACTCCTGCCGAAATCCTGATGGCCGAATACCAGCGCCGTAAAGCTAACGGGAGGATTCTGTGATGACAGACCGTAACAAGCAACTGGTTAGCCAGTATGTCGCATCCCATGACCGCAGCCGCGTAGCTGACATTGTTCGCGACCTGAGCATCAGCCGGAATCTGGCAAAGCAACTGCTGAATGAACTGGTATCCAGCGGTAAGGCCTACTGCAAACCGAAATTCGGTTATTTCCGCAACCAGACCGCTTACCTGGAATGGTTCGAAAAAACCAGACAGGAGCGCAGCGAAAAGGCCTCCATAGCGAGTAAGGCCCACCGGGATTGCGGGGTAAACATCATATTCGAACAGTGTCGCAGCAGCGACGCAATGCAACGAGTTTTAGCGTTTTACGGGAGAGTGCAGGCATGACTACTAAATCAAAACAACTGGTACGCGCCGGTCATGAACTGGCGTCTGAGTTAAAAGCCGACTGCGGCGCGGTAGACATGCGTAGCGTGGCTAATTTGCTGACAGAGCTTGCATCGGCGCTGGACGTGCAGAGTGCGCGTAGTGATGCGCTGGCCGTTGAGTGTGATGCCGTGAATGCTGACAACGTTTACTTGCGCGACCAGGTACTGTGCTGGGCTCGTGAGTGTGACCGAATCACTTACACCTACACCAACAAACTCACTGACGCGCATCAAAGTGAGGCTGAGCAGGAGTTGGCTAACACGGTGCCGGCCACCGACGCATTCCTGGCTGAAGTGCGGGCGCAGGCTCGACGCGAGGGCGTTAATTTTGCCGCCGCCCGCCTTGCCGCCGCATTCAACAACGGATTCATCGATAAACCAACGGCAGAAGTTTACGACGTGGTTAAAGCGGTGCTGGGAGCCAAAGAAGAACTGGCCACCGCGCCGGATGACGGTCTGTCAGGCGAATACGCAGAGCAGGCGTTAAACGATTGGGCAGCACAGCTTCGCGGGAGCCAGGTATGAGCATGACAGAACTCGACAGACAGGCTCTGCGGAACACAGCCGATCGCGATTGGTTTGAGTCGTGGTTTAAGTTGGAATTTCACCCAGACAAGACCGGCCCCTACATCAAAAACCAGTTGTTCTTTGCTGTGCAGGCGGCCAGGAAACCACTTCTTGATGAACTGGAGCGGAAAGATAAGCGCATTGCTGAGCAAGATAAACGCCTGGTTGATTACGCCGCCATCGCAACAAAGAGCGCCGTCCGGGTAGCTGAACTGGAGAAGAAATCGGCTTTTATGAAAGAGAAATTAGCTCAACTGGCAAACTTCAATCCCGACTGGGACATGCTGGAAGCCACCACAGATAGTCTGCGGGAGCACATGTCCGAGTTAACGGCAGCGAATAAGCGAATCGCTGAACTGGAAGAGCAGTTATGCTGGGAACAGGATTACCACCTCAGTGTCGATATGGAGAGGATGGAATTGTGGAAGAAGCTGGAAGCGCGGACGGTCACTGTGAAGTTGCCACATCAGTTCAAGACGTCAATGCATGGAACGCCGCTGTATGAGCAATGCGACATTCTGGCGATGCTGGCTGACGCTGGCATCAATTTAACGGTGGAGGGCTAACGATGGCGCTCACTAAAAAACAGCGCGCCGAGTTGCGTATGAAATTCGGTGGTCGCTGCGCCTACTGCGGCTGCGAGTTGGGCGAGAAATGGCATGCCGACCACGTTAATCCGGTGATTCGCTTTAATGGGCAGATGCTTCACCAGGAGCGCGACGACATCGCCAACATGGTGCCAGCTTGCCATCCATGCAATCTGCATAAGCACTGCAACAGCTTGGATGATTACCGCCGGATTATTGACGACGGTCGCAGAGAGTTCCTGCGTTCCGGCAAGGGGAAGGCGCTGGTTCGCATGGGATTGGTTGAGATGAAATCCGATCCGGTTGTGTTCTGGTTTGAAAAATACCAGCCGGATAGCGGCGTAACGGTGGAGGGGTGAGGGATATGGGCGTTAAACAAATATGGGACGGCAATCAACTTCCCCCTATCGGATGCGACGTGCTTATCCATCTCGCAAGTATTAATCAGTGGGTTCCTCGCCGGGTTGTTGATTACGACATTAAACCCAGCCTTGATGGCGATGCGGCATACCATCGTATTTTCATCGCAGTCGAGGGAAACTCGCGTCTTCTTAAAGACGTTCGCCCAATAGACTGGCGTGAGGAGCAACCGCAATGACAATCAACGAACGCGTGCCACCAAAACGGCTCGCTGAAATCATCGCCCGCGCTGAGGTCTGCGACGATTCCGTGCTGACCGATTATCGCGATATAGAGTCAATAGCCCGCGAGCTACAGCAGTACCGCGCCGGCGCTGAGCCTGTGTATCAATACCAAGCGTTTACGTTTGTAGAAAATTCAGATGGTGAGCAAGAGAAATTCTGGTTCTGGTCTGATTGTAATGAAAGATTTTACACTGCGTGCAAAGGGACCAAGCGGATTCTCTACGCAGCCCCGCAAGTTACGAGCGTGCCTGATGTGTCAGATTTGGAAAAGGTATTGAGATTTATTGAAAGCCTGCCAGTACCAACCAAGGGGGCCGGTATAAACGGTAAACGATTGTACAACTTTATTGTTTCCTGCCGCGCCGCCATGCTCACCGCAGCGCCAGCAGTACAGGCAGAGCAGACAAAGCGGTTGATTGGCTGGCGAACAGCCGATTACACCGAAGAGACGTCAGACCCTGAAATGGCAAAAAACTGGGCTGCTGTTGTCGGGGTATTGCCAGTATTTGAAGGCGACATCAATACCCGGCTACAGGCAGAGCAGTTGTCCGGCAATACCGAACAGGTAAGCCAGCCCACGTTGCCGAAACATTCTCCATGCGCTGATGCACCAGACCATATCTGGTTACAAACCGCTGGCGAGTGGCCCGCATCCGGCGAGTTCGGCGAATTAACCTGGAGTTGTGATAACCAGCACCCTGACGACACGTTGTATATTCGGGCTGATTTGGTCGTCAACTCTTCGGCAATCCCGGATGGTTGGACCTGTAGCGACAAGGCCAATGCAGCACTGGTAATGCTCGGCCGCATCGACACGTTAGACCCTGTTGACGATGACCGTATTGAAGGAATTAAGCGAATTATTCGTGAACTGGCAGCCGCACCGAAGCAGGAGGATGAATGATGGCTAACCTGCAATTGGCTGTGAATGGGCTGTATTTTGACCAGATGAAACGCGGCGAGAAAACAGAAGAATATCGCCTGGTGAATCCGTACTGGGGGCGTCGCATCTTTGGGCGCAAATATGACCGTCTAATTATCACCAGAGGTTATCCGAAGCGCGATGACGTAAACAAGCGCATCGATATCCCTTATGACGGTTACGAGATTAAGGTTATTACGCACCCACATTTCGGCCCTAACCCGGTAAAGGTATTCGCAATCAAAGTGGCGGTGAGTGATGCCTGAATCAGCAACGAACAGAGCCTCGCATTAGCGGGGCTTTTTTTATTCTTTAGGTTTGAAACCACCAAATCCCTGTGCATAATAACAGTGTCAGCCTGAACAACTGACGCTGATTATCCGCGCTATGGAGAACACCATGGCGCAGCTACACCTCATCAAGCAATCCTCTGGCGTCCTGATCCCCGCATCTGTGGAGACCAGCGACTTTTTGCATTCGAAATGCAAGCTCGGAACCGTACTGGTTGCCGATTTCAAAAAAGTGCGCAACCCGGCATTTCACCGCCGATTCTTCGCACTACTCAATCTGGGCTTCGATTACTGGGAACCTACCGGCGGCGCTATTTCATCAAACGAACGCAAGCTGGTGACTGGTTACGCCCGTTATCTCTCATCGTTTGGCGGTAGCGAGGCCGCGTTGATGGATGCGGCAGAACAGTATCTCGATCGCATCGCTGACAAGCGCTCTGGCAGCATCAGTATCTGCAAATCATTCGATGCCTATCGTGCATGGGTGATTGTCGAAGCGGGTCACTACGACGCTATCCAGTTGCCTGACGGCACCCTTCGCAAACATCCCCGCAGCATTTCATTTGCAAGCATGGACGAAACCGAGTTCCAGCAGCTCTACCGTGCCGCGCTGGATGTGCTTTGGCGTTGGATATTATCCCGCGTGTTTCGCGACCAGCGTGAGGCCGAGAACGCCGCCGCGCAGCTGATGAATTTTGCGGGGTGAATATGGCAAAAAAACCTCGTCGAAAATGCATCCACTGCAGGGAGTGGTTTCACCCGGTACGTGATGGGCAGGTTGTTTGCTGCTACGAATGCGCAAGCGCTGTAGGCAAAGAGCAGACCGCAAAGAACCAGGCCGACGCTATGCGTGCTGAGAAGAAGCGCCAGCGCGAAGAGGAGAAGGAGCAGCGGGCACGCCAGGCGGAACGGCGACAGGCAGTTAAGCCGCTCAGCTATTTCATCAAACAGGCTCAGCAGGCTTTTAACGAATTCATCCGGTACCGCGATCGACATCTCCCTTGTATCAGCTGCGGGCGGCATCACGACGGGCAATATCATGCCGGGCATTTCCGCACGACCGGCGCGAATCCGGAGCTGCGCTTTGACGAAGACAACTGCCATAAGCAGTGTTCGGTCTGTAATAACCACCTCTCCGGCAACCTGACTGCCTACCGTCCGGCGCTAATCGCCAAAATTGGCCAGGCCCGCTTTGATGCTCTGATGGGGCCGCACGAATTACCGAAATGGAAGCGCGGCGACTACATCCGGATCCGCGATGAGTACCGCGCAAAACTCAAAGTACTAAAACAGCAGGAGGCCGCATGA